CTGAATGCCAATGCCGATAAGCCGATCTGGCCGTCATCGAAATCAGATGAGTAGCGTTCGTCTTCCTGCTCGCCGTTCCGTTCCTTGTAGATCTTTTCAAACGGCGCAAATCCGAACTGGAGAGTTGGCTTGGCTGCTGTCGCTATGAACGTCTGCCAGGAGTGGTACATGTCGTTCATGCACTGCTCCAAGAACTCGGCTGAGCCATTGTCCTTGTTCTCATCGACTACCGGGTCAACGTGCCAGCTGGTGCGGCGAATGAAGAGAGAATAGGCATTCAGAGCTGAGCCCACATAAGCATCATTTGAGCCCATCTCCTCATAGACGAGCCACAGGTTCCGGCCCTGCAGCTCTGGCAGGAAGTCTCGCCGGATCCAGCCGGGTAAAAAATATTGGAGACCACTGCGACCATATTCTTGCCCTACCAAGGCACGCGGCGATTGATGAAATTTTGGATAGACTCCACCGTTGGGGGCTGCTGGACGCTGGGTAGATTTTGGCATGAGAGGCTTCCTATTTGATGGGTACTTGATGCGGTTCTACAAAATCGATAACAGGAGACTATGATAGATTCTATTCTTTCTTGTCCGCCTTGTGCCGGTTGGTGCTCCGGCTCACCGCTCGCAGGTTCCGCTTGCTGTTGGATCCGCCATTGCTGAGTGGGTTCTTGTGATCGGCTTCCCTCGGATCGCCCTTCGGAATGCCCAGCTTCCTGCGGGCTGCGTTCCTTTCGGCACGCTCTTTGATCTGCTTGGGCTTGCCGTGGTAGTCCCTGTACTCCTGTTTGTAGTCCCGGGCCTTCTCTTTCTCCAGGACGGCTTTCAGGATCGGGATTCGCATAATCAAGAGTATATCACTTCCAGGCGGGTTTCTTGGTGGCTCCGGTGAATGAGAGCTTTGGGTCCGGGGGCATGTGCCCGAGAGCTTGCCACGCATAAGCGAGAGCGTCTACTTGGTCGTCGTGGTTACCTATTGGGAAGCTCAAGAGTTCTGCTTCAAACTCCTGCGACAATCCTCGCGTGTGGTAGACTTGCCCTAGCTCGTAGCGAGCCTCCATGGGGGCGAATCTCGATACCTTATCGCTGATCGGCTTGATGCCTCGGACATTGAGCGATGTTTGTGCAGCTAACTGCTGGATGAGTGCTTTCTGATAGGCCACATCTTCAATGCCTACCACCAAGGGCTTCCATCTGGCCGCGAGCTGCTTGATAAATTCAATCTGTTGTGAGAATGATCCTCGTATTCTCTGCACGTCGAGGATGTGCAGGTTTCCGTTCTGGTCTCTGCCGAGGACTGCCCCTGCTGTATAGTCTGCCGCCTCTTTCTCTGAGATGGCTAGATCGACACCAAGGGCGATCTTCATTCCTTGTGAGGGGGGGTGATCCTCGTATTTCAGCCAGGCTCTTTGTATCCGGGTCGCCCCAGCTGCTATGAATTTACACTCGTATTCCTGTGCTACCCACGCGCTGCCCCTTTCCCGGCGCTCTTCTTCGATAAATTCGGGAGAGATCCTCGGGCATTGGTCCCAGGGAACTTCGATCTTTTCCCATCCGGGACTTTTGGCCCAGGTCTCATAGAAAAAGCCCTGCTCCCCGAAAGGTGTGCTCATGAGTACTAAGCGGCCTTTTGAGACGGCCAGCATAGGCCGAACCGCCCCATAAAGCTCGTCCGGGATCCTGGATGCTTCGTCTAGCACAAGGAGAGTAACCGCGCTTATGCCCCGGATGGTCTTCTCAGATCCGGGGAGGGCTATGACCCGCGAACCATTGGCGAACCTGACGGACAGCTTTGTATCGCTATCAAGTTTTACAGACTGGTCGACCAGAGACAAGAACTCTGAGAACTTCATCATAAGTTCTTGTGACTGTCGCAAGGACGGGGAGTCCAAGACGATGGTCGATTTAGGTTTGTAGATCGCTTCCCAGATGGCTAGGACGGCGACCGATGTTGATTTCCCCGACTGGCGAGAACAATTGAGGCATATTCTTGGAGCGTGTGAACGCAAAAATTTTTCTTGCCACGGGTCGGGGGCGAAGTTCAGATGATAACGGGCAAAGGTCACCGGGTCTCTTTTTGAGAGCAGCGCCACTTTTGTCTCAGCAAGTTTCAAAACCTCCAATTTTTGAGGTGAAATCGATGATGTCATAAATCCAGTAATCCCTGAGTAGATGGAAATAGAGGAACCTGTGATTTGTTGTTAAGGCATGGCAGTTTATGCACAAAGGTAAATGGCGACAGCGGTCAGAGTGGCCAAGGGTGATGCTTGAAGGCCCAGGGGCCCTCAAGCCGGTCGATGGATTCCGGGGGTCGCGCTGTGTGCAATCGGCTGAGATACTATCATCCGTAC